GGTCGCCGTATTTGACGGGTTTCTCGGGGTACCGAGCCGGCCAAATACGCACCTCGTATCCACGTTGGGCCAGCTTGTTGTAGATCGACTCCTCAGTCTGTGGCGTACCAAGGAACATGATCTCGCCACCGGGCTTCAGGATGGCGTTGAACTCACCGACAGCGGCCAGGAGCTTTTCCCGGATGCCGACGGACCACGACGTCGTTGGTGTCTCCACGTCATCGGACAGGATCAAGTCGGCCCGGGACCCAGTCAACTGACCGAAGATGCCGACGGCTTTGACAGAGGGGCTCTGGTCCGGAATCGCAGGCCTGACGTCAAACCGATTCACGGCGGATCGTTGCTCGTCTCGGTCCGGCTCCAGACACTGAAGCATTGGCATCTCGCGGATCAAACGGATGCAGAACATGGTGAAGTCGTCGGCCCGGGTCTTGGAGGCCGACACCACCATGATCTTCTTTTGGGGGTCCAGGCGCAGCAACCACAGCACATAGGCCGCAGCCATCCAAGATTTGCCAACACCCCGAAACGCTTCAACAATGCGGCGTTTGGAGCCGTGCTGCATGTATGCAGCAATGTCGAGCTGGATGGGCGTGGGGTCCGGCAGTCCTAGGTGGCGCCAGACCAGGACCAGGAAGTAGCGGAAATCAGTGGACAGCGGCTCTGGGAGCCCAGTCCAGACTGCTGTCATGCCCACACCCGCACTGGATGCTGCGGCGTTACCAGATACTGCTCCCACGCCTCAGGTGGCTTACCGGCATAGTTCACATGCCAGCCGCTGATCACAGTGGGAGGCGTGATCACCTCGCCGGTCTCGGGGTCGTAGATGCCGCCTGTGTAGATGGGACCGATGACATCCAGGGCGTGGGTGTGGCTGGCGGTGAGGGGATGTGTGGCGCCATCATCGTCGGTGTAAAGCAGGCCAGCAGCGTCCAGGGCAGCCATGCCGGTGGATTCGTCGGGGAAGCGGAGGTAGGTGGTGGTCATTGGGTGATTGCCTGGAGGGTGCTGTTGGGGAGGCGCTGGGGCCAGTAGGTGAGGCGGCGGATGGCGCTTCCTGCAGCAGTGAGGGCTTGCGCGCTACCTATAGTCATTTTGTTGACAGTGGGTATGGTGCAACTTGTGTCATTAAACGGCATCAAGCCATTAGCAGTTATGCTGCAATCGTTTAATCGCACAGTAGCCGCAGTGGACGCCAATCCATTGAGCGCTAAAGAACCGACGAGGCTGGTTGTTTGATTTACAGCTAAAACTTGAACAATTTGCTGAGCCTCTCCAGATGAAGCCCGGCCCAGTCTCCATCTATTGTCATTGGTCCCATCATCAAAACCAGCTATGCCAATCGTTGCAGTGCTAAGTGGTCTAAATTGAGCAAACACCGTCCCCTCATCCTGCCGATACCAAGAGCTAAAGTTCTCCCCCGTGATACTGGCAACGTCCGCGCTGCGGGTGGCTGCGGCGGTGGTAGTGGGGATGTAGGAGGTGGGGAAGGCGCCGACTTCTAGTTGGGCGCCCCAGGCGTAAATGGCTTCGTCCCCTGTTCCGGTGTATGTCTGTGCGGCTCCGGTCAAACTGGAGCCAATCCGCATCGTTGCAGTTTCAGGTGTTGCAACTGTCGTGGCAGTAGCAGTGCAGCGATACCACCCATTAGGTAGTGCTTGAATTGTTCCAGTTGCATTAGACGCTGTTCCAACAGTGCCATTGTTTAAGTCAAAAAATACGCTTGCGCCTGTTCCAATTCCCCAAGATGAGGTAGGTGCAAAACCAAGAACTCCGTAATTTGTGCTGCCTTTCTTCATAAAGCAGCTAAACGTATGCGCGGTGCTTCCAGCAAGCCCAGATACATTCTGCGTAAAGTTGTGAGTTTCGTTAATTGCTGTGTCTACAAGTGCATCTGCAGTCTGCGTGCCATCAGGAGCTACAGAAACGTTCGTGTTTTCGCTGCTACCCACATTGGACCAGGAAGTTGAAAAGTCTTGCGATTGCAAAAAACTGTTTGTCCTCTGCTCCTCCACCAGCAGGCCCAGGCTTTCGCCGGTCGCGGGGTTGTGGTCGAAGCGCGGCACATCCACAGCTGCCGTCTGCAGCGTTCCCGCGCTGTCGATGAAGGTTGCGCTGCTGGCCCGTGTAAACGTAACCGGCGGGGTGCTGGTCACCTGGTTGTTGAGGGTCTTGGTCCTGGCAAACTCCAGGTCCAGGGTGGGCACAGCACCACCGGCATACGCCCACAGCAGGTTTTCGCTGCCAGTGGTGGCGACGTCGACCTCAACGGTGCTCAGCTTGACGGTGTACAGGGTGCCAGAGGCCGGGGTGTACGCGCCGCGGGTCTCCAGCTCTGCAAACAGGGTCTGGCTGTAGGGCAGCATGCGCACCACTTTGCCGATGTTGACCGTGCTGCTGTAAAGGGTGCTGCCGATGTCAACAGGAAGCGCAATGGTGACAAAGCCCAGGTACCGTGGCGTTTCTGTCGACGTCAGGTCAAAAGCTGCGTTGTCCAAGATTGCCGCAGGCGGCGCGGAGTACAGGTGCAATCGGAACGCATCCATCCCGCTTGGGACAGCGGTGTTGTTGATCGACAGGTCGACCGAGTCAATCCGAATAGCTCCACCAGGTGCACTGACGTTGCCGAACGTCAGAATTGCGTTGCCGGCGTTAGCCGCGGTGGTGGTGTCTGCCGCGCCAACGACGTCGCCTGCGGTGTAGGCGGTGGTGTTGCTGGGTCTGGTAAGCGCAACCGAGGCCGTGTAGACGGAGGAGCCAGTTAGGAGTGCCATGGCGAATTAAGCGGCAGTGGTGTCAATGACCACAAAGTTCAGGGTCACGGCTTCGCTCAACGACCCGGCGCTGGTGTTGACCACGCGGAAAATGGCCGTGCCGGCACCGACGTCGACGCAGTGGGCCTGGTACGAGCCAGCGGTGCCACCCGTGCCTTGGTTGGTGACGACGACGTCGGTGCCGCTGATGGCGCTGTTGGTCATCGTGAACTGGATGGCAGCGCTGGCGGCCAGGGCAGCGTTGTGCATGGTGACGACGCCGGCCTTGGCGTTGACGGTGACGCCCTGGGACTTGCTGGTGCCCTGGGTCACGGTGCCGAAGCCAGTGGGGCCAATGCCGATCGCAGGGGCGTTAGCGATGGCGTTGTTGGTGGGGGTCGAGATGTAGAACCCAGATGGGATGTCAGCGGGATCAGGCATGGCTTCTAGGCGGCCTTGCGCCGCGGCATTTGCACAATCTTATCCATGTCCGGCAAGGAGGCCACTAGGTCCCCAAAGCTTGTGCCAACCACCGGTTGGGCTGAGATGCCGTTGTCCTTGAGGAACTGACGAAGGATGTTCAGCTCAGCGGTGCTGATGGACCCATCGTCGAGCCTGGACCGCAGGTGGAGCGCCAGGTCGGTGTGGAGGTTCGACAGGACCCGTGAGGCCTCGGATTCGTTAGGGCGACCCATGGGGGCACAGGGGGGCTAGTGGGCCAATGGTAGCCATGGAAGACCAAGCCTCCGCCTACTGGCTGCGCCAGAGCAGCGGAGTAGTACATATGTGTGCGTGAGTGAAGAAAGAAAGGCTGCAGAAAAAAGTGGAAAGGGCTGGCTGTCCTAAGAGCTGGGGGGGCCTTACCCCCCCCTCTATATATAGTATATAGATACTATATAGCTACTATGGTTAACCATAGTGTATAGCTTCCCGAAGGGAAGCGGTTAGGAGGTAAGGTAATACCAAGTACATGGTTAACCTAGGAGTAATATGGTTAACCAGGATCTTCTTTCATTGGTACTGATGATGAAAATACATGGTGAACCATAGAGAACCATAGACACCTATATTCACCTCTATTGAATTATGGCGGACGTCGTTCCTTGGGGGTGGGACCAGGGGTGGACAAAGACGGGGTAAGGGAAAATTTTAGTCTAAAAATGCGAGGGGCTTTTGTTGGGTAGATTTTTGACCCAAAAATGTGAAGGGCTTACGCTATAAGCGTCAGCGGGGCACACCCCCCTCCGGGGTCGGTCCCGCTTGTCCAGAGTGGACCTGGGGGCTGTCCAGATGCGGGCAAAGCCCAGTGATGCCAAGGGGTCTAAGCCATTGCGTACCTGTCAGATAGGCAGGTGCGCAGGCTGGACAGGGGGTCTGGCCAGGGGTGGCCAGGGGGTCCGGTGAGAATGGTTCTCATTCTCGACCCTGGTCCCCAAATCACAAGCCGCCCCCCAAACTTCACCCGGCTTGACCTATGCCTATACTCAGGGGGCAACGGGGCCAAAGGTCCAGAGTTGCAATACAACCAACGCAGTAAATCCAATGACAACCTCTTTCCTGGCCTTGTGCCTCGCAGCCCTGTTGCTGCCCATCCTGGTGATCCTCTGGGCCACCGAGTCGAC